GGGTTGTACGAGAACATCCACGCCAAGCGCGAGCGGATTGCCGAGGGGTCTGGCGAGAAGATGAGGAAGCCTGGAAGCCCTGGGGCTCCTACGGCAGAAGCCTTCCGGCAGGCGGCAAAGACTGCGAAGAAAGACGGTGGCGAGGTTAGCCTTGCGGTTGGCCGAGGAGAGAAGTTGCCTGTCTCGCAAGGCGCTGGTCTGACGGCCAAGGGTAGGGCAAAATACAACCGCGAGACGGGCTCTAACCTGAAGGCTCCTCAGCCTGAGGGTGGCGCTCGTCGGGACTCTTTCTGTGCCCGGATGGGTCCGGTGGCAGAGAAGAGCGAGAAAGGTAGCCGTGCCAGGGCTTCTATGAAGCGTTGGAATTGTCCGGGATGGAATTAAGTCATGGCTTATTCAGGCACCTACGGGACGCTGATAACGGTTCAGAAGCTGATCGACCATGGTGCCCGTCGATGCGGCAAGCTGGCTGAAGAACTGACTTCTGAGCAGGTAGAGTCGGCCAGGACTTCTCTTTACTTCCTGCTGTCCAATCTCATCAACATTGGCATCCAGTATTGGGCGATTGGCAAGAAGGTCTACGGGCTGAAGCCTGAGCAGGCCACCTATGATCTTCCGGTCGGCGGGAATGATGTTCTAAACGCGCTGTACAGGCGCATGAACCGTCCTTCTGGAAGTTACGGCACCAGTGCTGGTGGGACGGTCGCAAACGCCTTTGATGGCGATGTAGACACGATCTGCACGCAGACGACCCCTGGGGGAAACATCAGCGTCAACTACGGCACGAACAACGAGACCTACGTTGGGTCGATTGGTGTTCTGCCGGGTGCTACGGCCACGATGAATGTTGTCTATGAATACTCGAACGACAACATCTCGTGGTCTACCTTGTACGCTCCTGGAAGTGAAGACTGGGTCGATAACGAGTGGATTTGGCACGACATCGAGCCGGGTACGAAGGCGCAGTTCTATCGCATCCGTGCGATCTCTGGAACGCTGTCTCTGCGTGAGTTGTACTTTGGGACGATGTCTACTGAAGTCACGATGGCGCGGCTGAACAGAGACGACTTCACCAATCTGCCAAACAAGTATTTCACGGCAAATCAGCCGTACCAGTTCTGGGTCAATCGCACGATTCCACTGGCGCAGATCAACCTGTGGCCCGTGCCGAGCGATGCCTTCGTACAGATGACGGTCTGGTACTCCAAGCAAGTACAGAATGTTGGAGACCTGTCTGGCGAACTAGAGATTCCTCAGCGGTGGTACTTGGCCATCCAATCAATGCTGGCCCATCAAATGAGTTTGGAACTTCCTGCCGTGCCAATGGATAGGATTCAATATCTTGAAGGACAAGCGGAAAAGTACCTAACTCTTGCGGAGAATGAAGAGCGCGATAAGTCTCCAATTTACTTCGCGCCTAATATCTCGGTATATTCGAGGTAGTTATGCCGAGATTCTTAGATACTCTTGGCAATTCAGATATAGCAATTGCAGTCTGTGATCGCTGCAAAATGAAGCGGTTTCATTCTGTGATGCGGTCTGATCCTAATTTTCCGGGTTTGCAAGTATGTGATCAAGGCTGTGCAGATCAGTTTGATCCGTATAGACTTCCGGCTCGCAAGACCGAGAGGATTACGATCCGTTTCCCGCGTCCTGATGTGAGTGTAGCGGTGACTGGTAGCACGCTTATTACGACTGGGTATGGTGGGTATGTAATCTCGACGCAGCAGAACAATGACATTCCGTCCCAAAACGGCAACCTTGACGAATTGGCACCATGAGTAGCGTACAGGTAACCATCACTCAGTTGCCCGCTGCCGGCCCTATTACCGGCACGGAGTCGGTGCCGATTGTCCAGAATGGGCAGACGGTACAGACCACGACGGCTGCGATTGCCGCGTCTCCGAGCCAGTTCCAGACCTTCCTGACGGTTAACCAGGAGCCGACGCTGCCCAACAGCCGGAGACTGGCTGTGCAGACCGGCCTGGGGCTCACAGACAACGGCCCGCTATCCACCTATTCGCTGGCCCTCAACGGGGCCTCCGGAAGCCTGGAAGGGGCCTCCACGGGCATCGTGGCGAAGACTGGGTCCACCACGGTCACCGGTCGCACGCTGACGGCTTCCGGGCTGGGTCTTTCGATCACTAACGGCAACGGGGTGTCGGGCAACCCGACGTTCTCGTTGTCTGGTCTTCCCTTGTCTTTGGCGAACATCGCCAGCAACGGCATTCTGACTTCCAACTCCGGGTCAGTGAATGTTCGTTCCATTCAGGGTACGGCCAACGAGATTGGCGTTGTGAATGGTGATGCGGTGGCGGGCAATCCCGTCATCAGCATGGTCAGCAATCCGGTGATTCCCGGTACCGGCGCGATGAGGGTGCCTGTTGGCACGACTGCGCAACAGCCTGCGGGCAGCAACGGTCTGTTTCGATTCAACGACGACACGCAGACCTTTGACGGCTATTCCGCTGGGCAGTGGCGCCAGTTCTCAGTAACTGGCGGCGTTACTACATTCAGCGCGGGATCCACGGGGTTTTCGCCGGTTAGCGCAACTGGCGGCGCAGTAACTCTGGCCGGTGTCTTGAATGCCGCCAATGGTGGAACTGGTCAATCGTCCTTTACGTCAAATGGGCTGCTGTACGGCAACGGCTCTCTGGCGCTTGGGGTGACTGCTGCTGGTACCACGGGTCAGGTTCTGGTAGGAAACACGGGGTCTGCTCCCACATGGTCTGCTGCGACTTCTGTCGCGGTCACGAGCATCAACTTCAATACGACGGGTTTGACCCCGAACGCGCCAACTGCTGGGGCGGTTACGGTATCTGGAACGTTGGTCGCGGCCAACGGTGGGACCGGATATTCCTCGTATTCAAACGGGGATGTGCTGTACGCGAGCGGATCCGGCACGTTGACCAAGTTGGCTATTGGGTCGGCTGGGCATTACTGGTCAAGCAGCGGCACTGCCCCCCAATGGACTGCGCCTGCCGCCCTTACGAAGATTGACGACACCAACGTCACACTGACCCTGGGGGGTAGCGCGAGCACCGCTTTGCTGAATGCGGCCAGCCTGACTCTGGGCTGGACAGGACAGTTGGCTGTCGGGCGTGGAGGTACGGGGGCGGCGTCCTTTACAGCTAACGGTGTGCTGTATGGGAACACCACTTCGGCTGTCCAGGTTACTGCAGCAGGCACGACTGGTCAGGTGTTGGTAGGAAACACTGGTGGAGCGCCCAGTTGGTCTGCGGCTACCAGTGTGGCGGTTACGTCTTTGAGTTTCGGCACGACGGGTCTGACTCCGTCTGTGGCTACGCAGGGCGCGATTACGGTTGCAGGGACGTTGGTCGCTGCAAATGGCGGCACTGGGCTGTCCAGCTATGCCGCTGGCGACATCGTGTATGCCAGCGGGACTACAACGCTTGCCAAGCTCGGTCTCGGCACGCAGGGACAAGTATTGAAAGCCGGAGCAAGCGCACCTGAATGGGGCGCGGTCTCTGGCGGGGCATTCTGAGGTAAAACATCATGGCGCAAACCGGCTTCACCCCGATCCTGATCTACGGCTCTGGCACGACGGGCAACACGCCCTCGGCGGGCAACCTCACAAGCAGTTCTGCAGGCGCGGAGCTGGCGATCAACTACTTCGACGGCAAGCTGTTCTACAAGGACGCTTCCGGCGTGGTTCAGGTGCTTGCCACGAAGGGCACGGGGTCGATTGGTGGATCCACGACTCAGGTCCAGTACAACAACGCCGGGGCGCTGGCCGGGTCCGCCAACCTGACCTTCAACGGCACGACGCTGACTGCCAATGCGCTGACGGTTTCGAACGCAACGACCCTCTCAGCCCTCACTGCATCCACCGCTCTGGCCCTGAACGCCAGCAAGGAAGTGGTGTCGGTGACGAACACCGGGACAGGGAACAACGTCCTGGCGACGAGCCCGACGCTGACGACGCCGAACCTTGGGACGCCTTCTGCGCTGACGCTGACCAACGCTACGGGGCTTCCTCTGTCTACGGGCGTGACGGGCACCCTGGCAACGACGAACGGTGGTACAGGAC